TAACGCATTAACAACTATCGATACTTTAATCGAAAACTTAGATGCAGACGTTGCAGATCGTGATGACTTAACAGTATTCATGAGTGTAGCTAACTTCCGTAAGTATGTAAGTGCTTTACGTGCAGCTAACTCTTTCTACTTCGATCCAAACTCTATCACTAACCGTGGTGGTGTACTTGATATGATGTATCCATTCCAAAACGTACGCGTAGTTGGTACTTCAGGTTTAACTGGTTCAGATCGTATTATCTTAGCTCCTGCTAAATACATCGTTGCTGGTACAGACTTGTTATCTGACTTCTCTGAGTTCCAAATGTGGTACGATATCAACACTGATCAATTGAAGCACAGAATCTCAACTAAGTTGGGTGTTCAGGTAGCTTATCCAGAGTACATCGTTTCTAACGCACGTAACTAATTAATTGAGAGCGAAACTGTAGAAAGGAGTAGCTCTCATTTTAAAATAACTAATTAAATAAACAAACACTATGGCTTGTAATATAACATCTGGCTTTACCTTAGGATGCCGCGATAATGCTGGTGGTATCGATGAGATCTATATCTTATCTGGATCTATCACTTCAATCACGGAACCAACTGAAGGTTTAGCTACCGCTATCACAGGGTCTGGTAAATTCTATAGATTCGAATTACCACGTAACGTGGGAGACTTTACAGAAGTACCTACACCTTCAAATGAGAATGGAACTGTATTTTACGACCAGACAATCAACGTAGCTTTCCATAAGTTACAATCTTCTATCCGTAACCAAGTTAAAGTATTGGCTCAAAATCCAAGCTTAACTATTATCGTGAAAACGAATAACGGAACTAGCGATCACGTAGGAGAATTCTTCTTAGCAGGTCGTTACAGAGGACTAACATTGTCTGCCGGTACAGGCGGAACTGGTACAGCGTTCGGTGACGCTAACCAATATGCATTGACTTTCAACGGTCAAGAACCATTACCATTCACTGAAATTTCAACTAACGGATCTCTATCATCAGCATTATCTGGTATTACAGTATCTAGTTAAGAATAAAACTTGAGGAAGGGGGTACGGGATCTTAGTAGGAACCCTGCCCCTTTTTTCTTATATTTAAGATAAAGGACGATATGGTTAACTTCTATAATCATGTTCCAGTTGGGACTCATACAGTATACCCGGACATTGATCCGATATACCTTAGTGATCCTTCTGGATCATTTAGAATAGTATTAGTACAGGATCTTGATAACTCTACAACAGAGATATACCCTACTGTTACTAACCAGCCTAACGAATTTAATCCCAGAGTAATTTTTAACGTTCCTTCAGGAAGTCTTCCACACCCCCAAGGTCTATACATGATGTATAGTTATGAAGGAACAAGTGCAAGCAATGTATGGAACTTAATTGCAGAAGAGTGGGAAATGATTGTTAGTGAATGGCAAGACTCAATTGTAATAAACCAAAGATTAATTTCTACAGATAGAGCATGGGTTCAGGGCGTTAATGGGGTAGACATAACTATGTATACTGGTACCAATCAAACTGGAACATACATAACATATAACCAATAATATGGAATCACAAAATTCTAAAAAGTTTAATTTTCAAACAGTACTACCTCAACAGGGTAGATCTTTTGATTTTCTAGAAACTAAAGGAGAGAAGAAATTTATAAAGTTTGGAAACGATAACTTATTTCCTCAACACCTTATAGATTTATACAACAGATCAAGTATTCATGCAGCAGCAGTAAATGCTATTACCGAAGGTATAGTAGGTCAAGGTTTAACAGCTAATGTAGAGACTTATCTAGACCGTGCAAATTCACACGGAGAAACGTGGAATGACTTATATGCTAAATTAGCTCTTGACTTTAAATTATACGGATCATTTGCATTCGAAGTAATTTGGTCTAACGATAGAACTAAAATTGCTGAAGTATTTCACATTGACTTCTCTTATTTAAGAACAGAGGTAAAAGACTTTAGAGGTCATGTACCAGGTTATTTTATAAGTTCAGAATGGGATAAAAATAGTAGATACGTTACAACAGGAATGAGACAGGATATTCCTTACCTACCTGTATTTAACGAAGCAAAGAAATACGACGAACCTAATCAAATATACGTAATGCGTAGTTATCGTCCAGGACAGGATTACTATCCTCTTCCGGATTATTGTGCTGCATTAAAGGTAATTGAATTAGATACAGAGATTGATAACTTCCACGTTAACAATATTAAGAATGGTTTAGCACCGTCGCTAGCAATTACAACCTTTATGAATGGATCGGAAGATCAGATTCAAGCTGTACGTGCTCAGTTACAAGGTAACTACGGAGGATCCAGTAATGCTGGTAGTCTTATCTATATGGATGTAGACGCACCTGAAAATGCACCAATCATTACTCCGATTGCTCAAAATGGAGCTGACGCTTATTACGAGAACGTCAACGACATGACAACACAAAAAATATTAACAGCACACCGTATTACTTCACCAATGATCTTAGGTATTAAAACAGAAGGTCAATTAGGTGGTAGAGAGGAAGTGCTAGATGCCTATTTACTATTACAGAATACAGTAATTGTTCCTTTCCAACAAGACCTATTAAGAAGTCTTGAAGCGATAATGCAAGTAAACTATCCAGATATAGTACTAGGTGTAATTCAAAAGAAACTATTTGCTGACGGTGAGGAGGAAGAAGAAGTAATTACTTCAGCAGAAACTACTGACGCAGAAGATGCAAATTTACAACAACCAGAAAATTTAGGATAATATGACAGACGTATTTTTAATATCAGAAGCAAAGCTTAGAGAGTTTACAGATATGGACAATAATGTCGATACTATGCTCATTAAGAATGCTATCAGAGAGGCACAAGACATACCTCTTCAGCAGTGTATTGGTACTTTGTTATATAATAAGATTTTAAACCTGGTAGAGACAGGAGATATCACTCAGGCACAGTATTCAGACTATAAGTATATACTAGATGCATATATCCAAGATTTCTTACTTTATGCAGCATATTGGTATTCATTAGACTCTATCTACTTACGTGCTAGAAACAATGGTTTGTTAGTACCAAATGGTGGTGAGAATTCTATTGCTGCTGATCGTTCTTTATACAATGTAAAAAAGCAGTCGGTAGAAAATAAAATGAATTACTATAACGATAGATTAACTAACTACATTATAGAAGAACAAGCTTTATTCCCTGAATTGAACAGTTCAAATAAACTATACGATCAATGGCCTGACTATAATACAAAATATAGAAATCCATTTGGTTTCGCAAGATCAACATTCTATCAGGAATTAAGAAGAAGAGGAATACAGACTTACGATAGCCGTTTCCCACAATTTCCGCAAAACGAATATAAAACAAGATAATATACTATGGGATTCAATCTTACAGGTACGCAGGTAAAAGACACCTATCAAAGACTTGCACAAATATCAGGTTCATACCTTAACGACGGTACAGGATCGGTTATTACAAACCTTACTGTAACCTCCTCTTATGCAAGTGTTGCAAACTCAGTAGCTTATACTAATATAACAGGTAAGCCAACTTTAGTATCAGGATCAGCTCAGATCGTTATTGGCTCCACAACAGGTAACTTATCTGGAAGTAGAGTAATCGGTGCAGTGGCAGGAACTGTTGCTTATGCAAACATAACTGGTAAACCAGCCCTAGTATCAGGATCAGCTCAAATTACTACAGTAAATACAATAGGTACCTTTCCTGCTTCGAGACTAACAGGTGATATAACAGCATCAGCTGTTCCTTGGACAGGTATAACAGGTAAGCCAGTAGGATTAGTATCAGGATCTAGTCAAATATCTTTTACAGGAATTACAGGTAAGCCAACTTTAGTATCAGGATCAGCTCAAATAGCAGCTCTTGGCTTTGCAACTACTGGGTCAAATACATTTATAGGTAATCAAGCAATTCAAGGAAACGTAACGTTTGTAAGTAGTAGCTTTATTTCATCTAATAATCAATCTGGAAGTATATATATTTCAGCACTAAACGCTGGAACAGTTTATTTAAACTCCGATGGCGGTGAAGGTAATGTTAATGTTGGATATAATGGATGGGGTGGTAAATTAAATGTAGAAGGTAATGTAACTATTGAAGAGACATTAACAGTAACGAACATAGAAGGTACAGGAAGTTTAATCTTACAACCTAATAATGCTGACTCAAGAGCTTTTGAAATTTATAATACATCACCAGCAGACATACACATAAAGAGTAATAGTGATTACGCCTTCTTTGGAGACGATACTAATTACTTAAAAATTGATAATCCTGCCGGACAAGTTACTATTGATGCTTCTAATAGAATTTTTCTAGATACAGATTCAACAGTTATCGGAGACTTAAACGTTTCTGGTACTTTTTATCCAAACCAAGTTAGCTTCTTTAGTAGTTCAATAGCACAAACTACAGGCTCTTACGTACTTACAACAAGTGCTTTAGGAGTAGTTCAATATGACACTTATGCAAATATAGCTAAGGCAGTACAAGGTAATATACAAATTCAAAGTACTGCCGGTAATTTATCTGGTAGTAGAATAGTAGGTGCAGTTGCTAATGCTACTGCGGCAGTTAGTGCCTCTTATGCTCTTACAGCAACAACTGCAACTAGTTCAACTAATGCAGAAGATGTTAGAGTATATGTAAAAAATACTTCAGGAGCAATTATAGCAAAAGGTATAGTAGTTCGTATTTCAGGAGCTAGTGGTGATAATCCAGAAATAGCTTTAGCACAACCTTCTACAGATGCTTTATCTGCAAATGCAATAGGTATTACTTCAGAACAAATAGCAATAAACGGATTTGGATATGCAGTAACTTCAGGTAGAATAGTAGGACTAAATACAAATGCTTTCCCTGCAGGTACTAACTTATACTTAGGTACTAGTGGTAGTTTACAAAGTACTCCGCAAACAGCTCCTAACCATACAGTAAGATTAGGTCAAGTACTTCGTCAACAAATTAATAACGGTTCAATCTACGTTAAAGTAGATAATGGATATGAAATAAGTGAACTACACGACGTAGTAATTTCTTACCCTTCTGCATCTGGAGATTTACTTCAGTTTGACGGTACGGTATGGAGAAATACACAAAATTTATCAGGTACTTATAACTTCGGAGGTACTCAAACTTTCAATAATATTAACGTAAACGGTACTGGTTCATTTGCATATATCTTACAAGTGACAGGATCTATAGTTAAGACTGGTGAAAACTTTATACAATTAAATACAGATACTCCGGTTCAAAGATTTGGAGGTATTAAAGTAGTAGATTCAGGTTCATTACAGACAGGATCTATTATGTGGGATTCTCTAGAAAACCATTGGATATATGAAAATACTGCAGAGGGTACTTATAAAGCAGGTGGATTCTTAGCAGGTCCTAAATCAACAGATATATACAACGTATTATATCCTACTTTAAATAAAGTATTAAAATCACAAGGTGAAGATCACGTAACTGATTCTAGTATTACAGATACAGGAGTAAAAGTAGATTTTAGTACTAACGTAATTGTAACAGGATCAGTAAATGCATCAGCAGGATTTATAGGTAATGCATCTAGTGCAACATCTGCTTCTTATGTAACAGGTCAAGAAGATTATGCTAGAAAGAGCCAATCAAATATCTTTACTCAAAGACAGACTTTAAAAGCAGGTGCTAATATAACAGGTAGTTTAACATTTAACGTTACTGAATACGAAGGTATAGATTTAATGCAAGGAGATTATACTATCCCTACATATTCTACTCCAATTAGATTCTATTCAGGATCTAAAAAGAATGATTACGCTAACAATAAGTGGGTTAACATGCAAGTAACTCCAGGTACTTTACCTTGGGTTGCAGTATCTTCATTCCCTGAGAATTCGCACTTTATGTACTTCCAACCAGCATATACTTCTGGAACTGGTAGAAATAGAGTTTCATTTGAATCACAGATATCAGGATATGATGCAGGATTACAAATTAATGACGCTGTTTACATAACAGGATCTTTAAGAGTATCAACTACTTTAGACGTACTAGGTAAAACAACCTTTAGTGACCAAGTAGTAGGAGCTGTTACAACTATCACTCCAGCTTCAAATACAGGATCTTTAGATTGTAGCTTAGGTAACTTCTTTACAATGACTTTAGGATCAGGAGTAGATACATTATTGAATCCTTCTAATATACATGCAGGTCAAACAATAAATGTAGGAATTACTCAGAACGGTACAACAGCAGGAACTATATCATTCCCATCTTCAGTTAAATTTGCAGGAGGAACTGATTACGTAGCCTCTACAGGATTAGGAGCAAAAGACGTTCTTACCTTAGTATCATTCGACGGTAGTACATTACTAGCAACAGCAGTAAAAAATCTTTCATAATATATGAGTATATTCGCACCATTTGCTTTCCAAGCAGAAACTGCAGCAGCCGGATTTGGTCCCTGGAATGGTACTTTTGGGACTGGTTTTAATAATACAACTGGTTTCATAACTAGAAATAATTATGATGGCGGTTTAATAATAACAGGGCCATTTACTACTTACAAAGGTAACGCTGCATTAAGAATAGTAAAATTAGATATAAACGGTACTCAACAAACTTTAGATACAACAGGTACTAATTTTGCAAGTATGTCTGGTAGATGTGCAGCTGTAGATGCAGCAACAGGTAGAGTATTTGCCGGAACACAAGCATCTACTTACTTTAGAGCATGGAATGCTGCAGGAGTAGAAGATACTGGATGGCCTACCTTTAACGGTCCTATATCAGATATGAAAATTAGTGGAGGGTATCTTTACTGTGTTGGAAACTTTACAAGCGTAAACGGTAATGCTACATATGGTAACTTCGTAAGAATAAATTTAACAACTAAAGCAGTAGACGCTTCATATACGTATTTAACTAAAACAGTAACTTCAGTAGGTGAATCTTGGTATATAGATATTGATGCAGCTAATGATAGAGCATACGTAGGTGGACCATTTACAAATATAGATTCAGTAGGTATAAGATTCTTATATAAAATTATACTATCTACAGGTGCAAGAGATACTTCTTGGAATTATAACCAATTAGTAAGAACTTCTTCTACAGCATTGTCGTTTTCTCCAGTCGTTCAAAGTGACGGTAAAGTAATGGTAGGAGGACCCTTCCTTCAAAAAGTTGTTAGTGGAGTAACTTCTAACGGATATAATATAGCTCGATTAAATAGTGACGGTACAGTAGATACTTCATTTAATATACCTACAGCCGGGGAGGTAGGGTATGCTACTAGAACAATAGGATTAGTTTCTACAGGAAAATATATCTACCCAGGTAACTTTAGTAGTACTCAATTAGGTTATCTACCAGGATGGGTAGGTACCAACTATAATCAGAATGGATTTGTAAGACT